TGAAAATTTCCCGACGCTCAATCGGAATGCCCAGCTTTTTAGCATGTTCAATGCCCTGCGCCATGCCGTAGGAAACCCCGTAGTCTTCATAGACAACAACGGCGTGAGCGCATTCGTACCAATCAAACGCCGCGTCCATCCCCAACTTGCGCTGTGTCGGGTCATCATCGTTCAGGACGCCTTTCTGCGTATAGAGCATGTGAAACGCCAAGGGGGATTCACCGCGCATAATCGAGTCCTGAAGACAGGCCCGCGCATAGGTCTTGTTGCGCTGGTTTTTGCCGTTGAACGGGCTTTCAATAATGACTCGTTTTGTCATGAAATTTCTCCATTGATTCAAGAATTGCGGTTCCGATCATTTCGACGACTTGGGGGACGACGGCGTTTCCGCTGAAAAGGTCAAGGACGCGCAACTTTTCCAGCGTCATAAGCCATGCGCTCCTGTACGGGTTTTTCGGGCGGCGCAACGAATAAGTCCGGTTGGTCGTATGCCTTCTGGATTCTCGAACAGGCTATGTCGAAATACTTGGGTTCAATCTCTATTCCAATGAACTTACGGCCCAACTTGGCGCAGGCGACGCCGGTGGTGCCGCTGCCCATGAACGGGTCGAGGATGGTGTGTCCCTTGTTTGTTGACATACCAATACACCTAGCCGCCAGTTCAATGGGAAAAGAGCAAACGTGACCATGTTCATTCCTGTCTGGTGGAATAGACCATACAGACGTATGGCCCAAATCGTTCCAAACAACTGGGCGGTTGATCTGATAAACCCTTTCATCGGCCTGTGGGCATCTAAAATTGGGTTTTCCCCCTCCCCGCCTATCCCATATAATTTCGTGCCAGACAGGAAACTTTGATACCCAATCCCAAGGGTGGTACACGTTACTCTGAACCCGGTGTTTATTCCGCGAGTGCCAAGCGAACCTTGGACGATGGTTATAAAATATACTACCTAAACACTTATCAGCCATTGCCGATATACACTTTATTTGCCATGACTGGTATGCTGGTTCCTCCATGTCATCTTCATACCACTCGCTATATTTTTCCTCCATACCTTTCGCCATCTTAGTTTGACCACCAGAAGAATACGCCTTGTTAAGATTATACGGAGGAGAAGTCACCACCGCGTCCACCTTGCCCAACGTCGGCAGGATTTCGAGGCAATCCCCCAGATACAGCGTGGCGTCTCCTATAGTAACGGGATCAGTCATAGCGGCTTTCCCTTCCATAAATCAGTCGGTATTTTCCACACGCTTTTTGTCGAATAGTTCCCGTCTTCCTTCAGGACGGACTTTGAGTCCGGTGTGCAGCCTGCGGCGCGCAGCATGGCCCCGAATTTCTTGGAGCCGATTGACACGCCAAGGGACTGTTTCAACCACGTCAGCATATCGGTCCCAAGGATAAATAAGTCATCATGATATAAAAACGGGTTACCCTCGTTGACGGCGTCCGTCGTGTAAATCTTGGGCGGCGGGCGGTCTATGAGATAGCGTTGCATCCAGCTTATGGCTTGCCCGCTGTCCGTGGCTTCAGTTCCGATGGACTCGATTTCCGCAATGTCCATCATGTGTTGAACAATGCGGAACCATTTTGCATTTTTATAAAGCGGAATTACGATATTGGCGGCTTCCAGCATGGCTCGCTGAAAAGATCGTTGGGTCAGGAGCGTTGACGACTCCCCCAGCACTGAACCATGACTCGTCACTATTTTATATAGCGGCGGGTCAGAGGTGTATTTAACGATCCTTAGAATCTTCACGTTCCGCTCGCCAAAGAACCCCTCGCTCATTGCCGTAAGGATTTTTGCGCGCCTCTCTCCGACATCTTCAATTTCGGAAGTTTGTCCGTCTGTTAGGAAATCATTTGCGTCGGCGCGCTCACGGTTGCTGTGAGCGCGTTTAATCGTTCTGGCGTAATAGTCCGCCCGAAGCTTCAAGTCGTCACCGTGGCGGCGGCGGTGGGCTATCAGGGCGCACGTTATTTCAGATGCAGACCAACCGGTTGCGACGAAGTATGACGCCAGCGACAAGTCCCACTCCGAAGCTGACCAATCAACGTGCTTCGTCTTGTGGTCCCATGTATCGCGAACCACAGGGGCGTTATCGCACAGGGCTTCGAATTTTTCGAACGGCGGCTCCGCGTCGGCCTTGATAACCGGCGCTATTTCGCGCACCAACGAGTCAATATCCCTGTCACCCGTCGGCCTTGCGGGCTTTTCCTCAGACTTTGGTTTAAGTTCCGGTTGCTTTTCCTCGTCTTCCCCGAAGATTCCAACGAGCCTGTCGGCCCGCTCTTCCAGCGTATCGGGTGTGCCGGGCATATGCTCACAGGTGACGGTGAAATATCGAAGGTCTTTGTAAACCTCAATGCGGCCCTTACGGTTTCTTGGAAGGTCCGGCTTGCCGCGAATTAAGATATGAACGCCGGACCCGCTTGGTGAGATTTCCGTATAACTATTGATTCGTTTTATTATGCCGTCCGCCCACGGCTCCATTGTCCCCGTCTTCGAATCCCGGCACTTGTCCAGATCGATTCCCGTGACCGGGCAATCCGCCGTGAAGACGAATCCCAACCCGTCGTATTTCTCTTCTCCAAGTTCTGAGAATGACAGGCATTGCGCCGCGGTTCTGAAGTCTGCCCATGTTTTCGGGTCATTCACCTTGGCGGGTCTGCCGCTGGGATTGAAGGGAACCTTTGTCGGTTTCCCCTTGCGCGTCATGGTACGCCACAACACCCATTGATTATGGGTGGCGAGTTCCTTGATCGCCGGTATGTCTAAACCAGTGGACACTTTTCTTCCCCCCGTAAAAAAAGCGGGGTGATCAATTGCTGATCACCCCAAGGCAGGGAAGAAACCTATTCCGGCGTTTCGTCCGCGAAGTCCTCACGGGCCAAGTCCATGGTTTCGAACGTGGCACGGAAACCTTCAGCGTATTTCTTGACCTGTGCGACTTCTTCAGCCGAAAGCCGCGCGCCGACGGACGGGACAATGCGTGAATATTCAATACCGGTTCCGCTCTTTGCCTTTTCCAGCGTGAAGCGGGAAATCACGGTGTAGAACGGCACGGCTTGCCCGGCCAGACGCAGGAAGTAGGCGCGAATGGGCTTGAGGCTAGTCGGCGGCGCTGCAAGGACCGTGGGCAGCAACGAGTCAGGACGCAGCAAGAACATCATGCGGGTCTGTTTGCAAGCCTGTCCGCCGCCCTTTTCCGCCGTACCGAAAGCCGCCAGCGGACACTTGGCGCACTCACCGCCCGGCTCACCCATTCCGGTAACGCCGTCGAACGCGGAGCAATCCGGGGGAGTACCGCCGCCAGAGTCTTCAAACTGCGTTGCCCAGTAGGCGCGCGGCTCTTTCCAGTAAACGATGATGCCGTCCACCATCTTGGTTTCGAGAATTTCACCATCAATGTTGGGGATTTCCCACGTCAGGCCACCGCCCGAAGGAACCTTGATCCGGTCAAGGTCGAACGGCGTGATGCCGCCTTCACCGATATTTTCCGCCATGATTTCCTTCATGACCGAAGGATCAGATTTGACAACGGCAAAATTGCTGTACGGGATGACAGCCACTTCTTTCTTTTCCGCCATGGGTATTAGCCTTTCCTTGCTTGGATTTTGAAGGTTTCTGACACCTTGATAACGCCCTTGAATTCTTCGGGCAACGGTTCCCCGTTGTTCTCGCACTCCCTGACATAAGCGCTCAATGTTTGGGTGTTGAAGCGCATCGCCGCGAAGTCGCCAAGCCCGGCTTTCGCCAAGGCTTCGCAAGCAACCTCGTTAGTAACCCCCTCTTCGCGCCCGGCCCAAAGGTCGCGCTTCACATAAATAGTAACCCCTCGTACCGTGGTTCGGGGAATGCCGGACTTCTCAAAAAAATCAAGGACGCGTGGTTCGCACGCTTTGATGTCCGCCTTGATTCTGTCAAGCTTGGCTGTAACCGCCTTCATCTCCTTCCACAGACGGGAATAGGTCTGAAGGCTACGAGAATCACCGGTTGGATTCGACATTGCCGCGCTCTCCCTTCCACTTGCCCCACTTCTCGACGAACGCGGGGACTTGAGTTAACTCTTCCAGCTTGTCCAGCTTGGTATCGGCGATGCCCATGCCGCCGCGTTCCCACATGCGTACCGTCTGTTCCGACACGTCCATGCGGGCGGCAACTTCGCCTTGGGCAATCTTAGGGCTACTTGCCAGCCGCCAGACGCGCAGTGGGTTAGCCCTGATCCAATCTTCACGAGTCATCAGGCAGCTCCTTTTTCAAGACGGCTTCAACGAGATTGCGCCGCCGTCGGAGCGCGGCATAAATCATGGGGTCGATCGTGCCGGGCGTGGTCAGGTGAATGAACGTCACCTTGTTGACTTGGCCGGGACGGTGAAGGCGGGAGCGGGACTGTAGATAGTCGCCAAGCGAAAAACCGCATGAATAATAAACGGCATAGGACGCACGGGTCAGATCAACGCCGACGCCACCCGCCTGAATCTGAACACCCATGACATCAACGTCCTCCGGGTATTCGGCGCGGTCTGTTAGATCGTTCTGGCGTCCCGAAACTTCCCCATAGGCCAAGCCACGGTCCACGGCGGTCTTGCGTATATCATCCAAGTCGGCGCGGAAACGGGCGAACACAACAAGTGGCTCTTTTTCAGGCAGATCGTCCAGTATGGCGTCAAATTCGAGTCGTTTATGGTCACTGACTTTGGTTAACACCCCATCATCTGTGGTCAGCCAACCGCTCGTAATGCGCTGCAAATGAAGCATCTGGGAAAGCGCGTTGCTCGCCGTGACTTCCCCGGTCCCGACTTGCGCATAAAAATCACTTTCAATATCGGCGTAGAGTTTCAGCGCCGCCGCGTCCATGGGACAGTCGCGCCGGGTGTCGATTTCTTCCGGCAGATCAAGCGCCTCTTCCTTGGTCACGCGGTAGGCAATGGAATATAACTTGTCATGCAACTCGTCTTGGTGCTGGAACCCCACAACCGCCTTGTTCTGAAAGCCGCCCATGATTCCGTAGTGGGTCTTGAACCGGAAGTAAGACGTGCCGAAAATCGCCGGTTCCAAGAACTTGTATTGGGCGAAAATATCCAGCGGGCTATGCGGCATGGGTGTGCCGGTCAGCATCAACTTGCGCGCCGGTTTGTGGGCGAGCGACGCCAAGAAGGTGGCAAACTTCCCCTTGGGCGCTTTGGCCCGGTGCGACTCATCAACGATGATGCAATGCCATTCCGTTTCGTGAATGAATTTATCGAATGGTTCGCGCCATGACGCCTCATGATTTATCACGCAGACGAACGGGCGCTTCTTGACGTGCGCCAACGTCATGGCTTCGCGCGCCGCCTTTTCCTTCTTCACACCACTGGCTTGCGTTGCCCTGAAGATGTCAAACGGCTTATCGGAGTGCGCGGCGAATTCGCGCGGCCACACATTGATAACCGACTTCGGGCAAAGAATGAGTGTCAATCGCGAGTCCATGTTTGACACAACGTCAACGGCCACCTTCGACTTGCCGGTTCCCATGTCCATTGCCAACATCGTGGACGGCATTGAGGCGGCGTACCAGTAGGCTTGCCTCTGATGGTCCCAAGCCGTTGTCTTGGACGGCGGGTCCGGCAGATCAACGCGCGTCTTGAATTCGTCGGCGTCATCCGGCTTGCCCGTGGCGACAAGCCAGCGAAATTCGTCGTCGGCAACAAAACCTCTTACAAAGACGTGGGAAGCGTGTTTAAACACTTCCCAAATTTTCTTCGCAATACCGTGAGTGCGCGGGAACAACCAGTTACCCCCGGCTGGATTCCAGCGCCCGCCAATAGCTTTTAACCGATCCTTGAAGCTGAACGGCGCGCGGACCCGAATATACTTCACGTCTGTGATGATTTTTACAGCATCAGGCATGGACGTATTATTATTGTGTTTTATTTTGCACGTCAACAGCCAAATACAAAGCGCCTTAACTCGTCACCATTTACCGGAAAATAAAACCTCTGGCCGGGCGCGTCAATGCCGTGTTCCTTGACTTCGCGCACCTCATGACCGCCCCACACGATCAGTTCGTTCACGTTAAGGCGCGGCCCTGTCTTCTTATGCCATGCCAGAATGAAGACGCAGCCACCGGCACGGGTGCGCTTTTCAATCCAGTTGATTTGCAGCGGTGACAGGTTGATTTTCTTGCCCTGAACAACCTTGCATTCGATCCAGACTTCAACGCCCTTGTAACAGCCGTTGCGGTCTGGAATGCCCGCCCCAATTTGCCAGCTTTCAATGCGCTGCCAGTGGGCGTCCGGCATCAATTGATTGAGTATCTTGTGAAGTTCTTTTTCCGTCGGGTTCTTAGACATTGTATGTCCAAGGCCAAGGGCGCGGGCGTTTGCCGGGGATGTCTTCAAGATCGTCAAGGTGGATAAATCGGGCAAGTCGGCTTCCGTGTTGGCGTTGGCCGATTCCGGTAAAGCCCACCTTGTAAGCATAGTGAGCCAATATCATTGCCTTTTCCCCGAATATGGGGATGTCCGCCGCCCGGCCCGGATAGATCGTATGGGGTCCATCAAAGCCTGTGGGCGAAAGCTTCGCGTTAATGGCAGGGGGACGGTACGCGCCATAAGGCCCGGTAATGGTGATTGCGAAACCACACAGCCTGCGCAGATTGTCCAGCCGCCGCATGAATTCAGGGTCCATGTCATGAAGATCACAATGCAGGGATTCGAAATCGGCTTGGCTGAAAAATTTCAGTTTAGGTTTCTTCATCCGGCTTCCCCGGTTTAAACCAGCGCCAGCCAAGGCCGGAAAGCACAAAGCACGCGTGACCCGTGTTGGTATCCATGACGGTCAGTGACCAGTTGCTGTTTGAAGCATAGGAAAGCTGCGCCAAAAGCTTGGTTCCCTCACCGGCAAACCCGGCCCCGACAACCTTTTCGCCAAACTTGGCGACGTGGGCAGTCAGCGCATCAATCGGCCCGCACTTTGTCAGGTCAAGAAGCTGAACCCCTTCAGGGGTGTCCGGCGCTGGCGGCAAGGGCTTTGTGGTGCAACCACTCAGGAGAACAAGCGCGCAAGCCATGAAAGCGGCAATGATAAGCAACGTGGCTAACCTCAATGGAACCCCCCGCCACCCCCTGAAATCGGGATGTTGGCTATCCAAGATTTAATACCAAGGATCAGGACAGTAAGAACACCGGCAGCAACCGCGCCAACAAAGCCGCGTGTCAGCCACGTCGCAATTGCGGTTGTCGTTGCCTTGTGTTGCCGTCCCCATGAAAAGAATCGCTGAAGGTTTTTCACGTCTTGGGGATCGTTGATATTCCACCCCATAATCCTCCAGTGGTCAGCGAGAACCACATTGGCCCCCTCTTTACCGGCTTCCCGCGCAATCAACTTTAGTTGATCGTCTGTTAAAGAATGATCAGTCATTGATTAGCACCTTGCCGTTGGATCACCTTAGTTTTAACAGCTTCAAACACTTGCCTTGCGTTTATTGTCTGCCGCCACTTCGGGCCGTGTCGTTCAAGGCGCTTCAGGTAGGGTTCGGCCTTTTCGTAATCACCCGTCCGCAAATGCTGCATGGCTAGAAACCAGTTAATTTGAGCCGAATTCGGATCAACACGTGCGGAACGCTCCAAGTAATGTATCACAACTTGTGGCGGAAGGAAATCAGCCATACCAAATACAGTTGCCGTCACGCCGCCGCTATAGTAACTGGCTTGATAATAAGCCGTTGCTTCTACTACGGCCAGAAATGCTTTTCCGGGTTGGTTGCTTGCGGAATAGATGTCGGAATCCCGAAAGCGCAGTTCAGACAGGGCGACGGAAACCGCGTACCACACGCCGACGCCGACAAGGATCAGCTTGAACGCGCTCGACACAGGAACCCCGCTTGAATGCCGAATAGAAGGGCCGGGAACGGGGTATACAGGGGGAAGGCGACAAGCCCCATGCCCAATATTGTCACTATCCCGCACCATGCCGCCCAATCCTCTTCACTTCGTAAGGGTCGCCGCATAATAATAACAACAAGCATGACAAATACCGCAAGACCAATCAACCCTGTTTCGAAGCCAACCGTCAACACGTCATTATGTGCCGTGCGCGGGCGCTTGCCGAAAGTATATACGCTTGCCGGTGATTCCATCACCGCATCATTGATCAAAGGATAGCCCGTCCAGTAGCTTCCGACGCCGCGCCCGGTCAAGTCCAGCGTCGCCGCCGTGTTGACAAACAGCGCCACGCGATTCTGAAAATGTTGGTGGTTAAGCCAGCGCTCGCCCAACTTGTCTACCCCCAACGAATAAATGTAGCCCGTGGCGGACAGCCCGGCTACCGCGCAGATAAACAAAGCTGTCCGCCAACGCCGCTTCTTCGCCACCACGGCGACAAGCGCCACTAGGCCACCCACCATCGCCGCCTTTGACAAAAGCCCCATGGCGAGTACGGGGAATACGCGCCACTTCCAGAGAACAAGCCCCGGAACGCTGATTGCCATGGCGGCGGCGGCAAGCCGGTTGCGATTGATGAACAATCCGGCGTATTCAGTGGTCACAAGGGTCTTTGTGTCGAAAAGGACTGTCAGAAAGTCTATCCCGACTAGACCCCCCAAAATAATAACCCCGTTAAGCGCCATACCGACAAGGCATAGGGCGATACCCATGCGGAAATCAGGGCGCTTCAGCATGGAGCCGCAAATGAAGGCCAAGCCAACGAGCGTGAACAACCACACCCGGTCAAGAGCCATGGGCAGGGAAAGCGCCCAAAAGCACGTCAGGGCAGACCAAGCCAGAAAAAGCGCGCCCAGCGCCGACGCGGCATGGCTGATCGTTGGGTATACTGAGCCCTTATTATAGAAGGCGATCATCGGCAAGACCGCCGACATCACTAACCACTTCGGCGTTGTTGACGAAGCCAGAAAGCCGGTCCAGTAGACCAGCGGCATAATTCCCATTAAGGCAATCAGGCAGCGGGCAGGATTCATACCGGTGGATCAAGCCTGTCGGCAATCACTTTCAAATCTTGGTAGGCTTGCCGGGCTTCGGGACTGAAATCGGCGGGTGTCATTCCGGTGTTATCCAGCACCCATTGAACGAGTCTGACCACAACGAGTGTAACATCCTTACCCGCGCCCCTCAACGCGTCAGTGTCCGCCGCGTTCTGAACAACGCCGGAAGCTTCGTATTCAACTTGCCAAGCGTCGGCCTGTTCCTGCGTCGGGTAGTCGCCAAGAACTTCCGGCCATTCAGTCAGTTCCATCAACCCCGTTTCTGGGTTCTGGTGACAGCGAATGCCCGGCGCGTAATTATGTTTCCAGCCAACGGCGTGGGGATCACAATTTATATTCACGGCTCATACTCCAAAATTGTAATTGATGATGCCGCCACACCGCCGAAAATTCGGCTTGCTGTATTGCCGTTAATGCAGCTTGTCCCGGCTCCCTCTGCGCCAAAGCGGACGCGGAAGGTCGTTGAACTCGTTGTGCCCGCCGTCATTGTATGTGTCAGAGAGATTGCCAAACCGCCAGTTGCGCCGGAAATAGTGTCGGCTGTCGCGGCAAGTGCGGCCGCCGTTGCGTCTTGGAAAAGCGCCAACGTACAACTACGATTTGCCGTATCATGAGAACCGAAAAACTCAACCATAATGACGAGGATATTGGTCGCGCTCGTTGGCGTAATCGCCAACGTCATGTATTCATCACCTTCGGTGATTTGTGGAATGGTGTCATCAAACGGTGTTTGAGTTGTCCCCGTCGCGTAGGCGCTTACTTGGGTTTTTACAGCCTGTTTCAGCTTGCCCGTCGCGTCGACCGAACGAGTCAGTTCGTACCAATCCGTCCCGCGTCGCTGAAGGATGATTGATTTGTCTGTATCGTCAAGGCTGTAATCGGCATCGCCTTGAAGATGAATCTGACCTGCGCCCGTCGCCGCATCCTTGACTACCACCGTTCTGTCGGTGTGGGCGGCGCGGAGAATCAGGATCGTTTCGTCCGCCACGCTCGTTGTCAGGACATTGGCTAGGTCGTCGCTTGCCGCATCGGCATTGGTATCAACTGTGTGGTGCGACTTGTCAGGGGTTATCGCGCCACCCGCTGAAATCGTCAGTTCGTCGGACTCCAGAGCAATGGAGCCACCAATGACGTTCTGAACGGCATCGTCACAGTTGATGGATTTTGCAAAGGCCGAAAGAACGGCGGCATTGACCGCTTCAGTGAAGGTCTTCAGAACGTCGGTTAATTTCGTAAGAATACCAGCCCAGCCCACAAGGTTTGCCGTGACTTGCGAGCCGTCGTCGGCGGGCGGCGACGCGTTATAGCCACTTGACGATTGTGTGGTGTACGGGTTTACGCTAGGACCGGTCATATTTCATTCCTTATCTCAACCGAAGAGGCGGCGCGATCACACCGGCTTCGCGTCCACCCGGCGCCGCGACGGCGCGGGTGACTTCGGCCCGGTTCTGCGCCGCTTGCGCCGCGCGTTTTTCCGTTGCCGCCCCGGCAAATTTGTCAACACCCGCACGGCTTTGGTCAAAGAAGTCCTGCTTGGCGCGGGGATTAACGCTCGTCACACTTTCAAGAAGCCCGTGGGCATTCAACTGCGCAAGCAACTGCCCCATGGCCCCGGCAGCGGCCTTGGAGCCGCGCGGCGCTTTCAGACCGACGGTCAGCAACTTGGCCCAACCGGGATTCGACAAAACACGGTTAAAGGCCCAAGGGGCAAGCAAGATAAACGCGGCGGCGCTGGCGGCTTCGGGGGAGGCTCCACCAGCACCCAACGCCACGGCAATTGCGCCGCCTTGGGAAAGTTTGATCAGGGTTGATCCCGTACCCGGCTTCATAGACTCCTGCGCCGTGTCCAGCGCCTTCGCCCACGCCTTGACTTGGGCAAGGTGCGCCTTGTCGGGGAACAACTCGTTCATGGCTTCGTCACCCATCTGGCGGAACTTGCGCAGCATGGCTTTGCCGGAAAGCTGGCCGTTGACAACGGATGTTTCCATGGCGTCCTTCAGGTAGAAGCCCTGAATGTTACCCCACACTTCCTTATTATCCACCATGTTGCGAATGCGTCTGATTGACGAAAATGCCTTGGGCTTGATAAAGCGTTTGACCACGGCTTCAGGTTCGATATTGGCAATCGCCTTGACAAGCTTGTGATTGAAGGTATCCCGGCCTTCTTTCCAATGCGTGTTGAGCGTTCGCCACGCGGCCATAAGTTCGTCGCCCTTGGGCTGCGCGCCGTTAGCCCGGAAAAGATTATTCAGGTCAAGAACGCTCTTTTCCATGGTCTTGTCCATGGCGTTCGCCAGCGTCTTTGCCGCGCCCTGCGCCTTGCCGATAACCTCAATGCCGGAATCGCCGCCGCCCTGTCGCCCGGCTCCCAACAAATCGGAACGCAAAATCTGCGCGTCGCGGAAGCTGATTTGATCCGGTTTGTCTAGAATCTTTTGCGCAATCCGGATCGTCCCGGCGTCACCAAGTCCGCCTTCCGCCTCGTCAAGCTGCGTCTGCGCCCACTTCTTCATTGTGGTCTGAACGGTCTTCATGGCCGGCTTGCCGGTCTTCGGGTCGATCATGCGCGTGGCGATTGAAACCGGCGTATTCATATTTATAACGGCACGATTGGGCGCAAGCTTGTCAACCTTGTCGGCCAGCCCGCGCCCCGTAGCCCGCCAGATGTCGCTGGCTTCGTCAATGGCGTCCACAACCATGTTTGCAGCATCCTCGCGATTGCCGCCACGCTGAAGGAAGGACTCGACAAATTGTTCGTAGCCCTTGATAGCGTTTTCAATGGTCTTACCCTTGCGCTTTTCAAGCCGGGCGCTGACAATCGCGCCTTGCGCAACGTCTTCGGCAAAGGTCAGCGACTTACTATTTGAAACCATGCGGGGGGAAACAAGAATCGGTTCGCCCGTCGAATCCACATTCTTTGACAGGATGGACTGTGTTTCTTCGGCCCCTTCCTTCAAGGCTCCACTGAACGGCCTACCTTGCGCGGTGCGAACAACGGCACGCCCACCACCTGAACCCATGAACGCCTCGCCGCCAGCTTTTACGGCGGCTTCTGCGGGATTGGCGGACGGGTCAACCTGTTCCGCGACTAGACTGCCACCCGCGCCACCAAAGGAAGCGGCGAGCATAGGCCATAGGGTATAGGCGGCACGGCCAATAAGCCTAATCAGAGCGCCGGGCGGATTTACCACAGCCGCCCCCACTTCCAGACCAATACCACCGGCAGTTTCGAGAAGGGCGCGCTGACCTTCCGGCGTCTGCGCCCATTCCTTGGCGGCTTCCCACACCTGCTTCAGTTCGGCGCGTGCTTTCTCACCTTCTTCAAAACCGCGCGCCGGTTCGGCTTCCTTGATCTTTGCAGCTTCGCGAATGGCGGAAAAGTCAACGCTGCCCGCCGCCGTCGCCGGGTCAACGGAACGGGTATGGCTGGAAGCCGTCTGTCCAGCGGAAGCTCTTATCGCGTCGAAAGGACTTGCCACACTTCACCTTTACAAGTTGAATTCATCCATTTTGCTGACAAGCTTCTTCATGAAGTCGTGTGAGAACCCATGACCCTTGCCCAACCGGTTTTCTTCTGACTTCCCACTTCGCACCTGAACCAAGGGCATTACAAAACGGGCGACATTTGCAACGCCCTCCTTCGTAATGGCCGGATCAAAGATGTTATCAGTTGGAAGGTTTACCCTGTCATCCGCGCGGAGATAATCAAGAACAACCTCGTCGCGTCCCACCTTCGCCTTATCAGCAAGGTTTCCATACTGACCTTCAAGCTGCAACTGATTGAACAGTTGTTCGCGATACAGGTCGCGGGCGGTTGAAATCAACTCATTGCGCTGTGTGTCCGTCAAGGATTTGGATTCAATCGCGCGCTCCAACCACGCCCGCATACCCTCGCCCAATTGCCCGGACGTAGCGACAGCGCGGGCTTCACCTTCACGAACCGTGGACGGCGGGTCTAACACCTTCATGAACATGAAAATCAACGCCAAGTCGCTCATGGCGTTCTTGTTCATGCCCGCCCGTTGAATCTTCTGCCATGCGTTGGACAACTTCACAAACTCGCCGGACGCCTTGACGAATTCCTTGCGGATACCAGCAACTTCAGTCAGCGACGCCGCGCCAACGTTCGCCAACGCCTCTTCAGCCCGCTGAACCTGTGGTGACTTCTTGCCGTCCACATCCGGGAACATTTCCTTGGCAAGTTCGACGCCCATTTGCAGCTGACTCAACTCACCGCGCGACTTGGGCTCCGCGCCCAAGTGCGCGCGGACTTCAGCCGGGTTGGGTTTGCGGCCAACCAAGTTGGTGAATTCGTTCTTCCATGCCAGATATTTGGAAGCCTGTTTATCGCCGGGACTGGCAATGGTGTTGTCCAGCATCTTGGCAATGGCGGCGTGTTCGGCGGTCCCCGACTCGTACAAGCCCATATCGTCAATCAGCTTGCCAACTTCGGTCTTGGCGACATTATCCAGCCCGACAAGGCGTTCCTTGTCTTCATCGGTCAATTTGCGCCCCAGCGCCTTTTCAATGTCGGCCATCTGCGCTTCAGCTGTACCGACCGTCAAGCCCTGATCCAACGCGGCGCGCTCACCCGTCGCCGCGCCAAGCGCCGTTTGCTCTGCCGTCTGACCGGCAGCGGACGCCGCCGCCGTGTCAAGGGTTCCCCGTGTGCCACTTTCAACAGCCGCTACGTCAGCCCCTATTGTTGCGGCTCGTTGCGCTCCTGCCACTTGACCAGCCCCAACCGCTTCCAAAGCGTTCAGCTTTGCACCCGCAACAAGGGACGGCTGAGTCGTCTTACCCTCAATCGTGCCTTCCGCCGTCCCCGCCGCCGTCTGTGACGCCATGAACCGCTCAAAAGCGGCGCGCGTTTCGGGGTTGGCTGTAATAGAAAGCTGACCTGTCAGGTCCGCCATGACTTGTTGTGGTGTCTTGTTCAGCGACTTGGCAAATGTCTGCAAGGTCGTCTGGAAGGTAGGAGAACCAATAAGCTCCAGCGTGCCGGGGAGATTGATCTTTGCTTCTTCACGCAACGTACCAATCAGCTTGTCATAACGCGCCGTTGCTTCTTTTAACAAGTCAGCCTTGGCCTTATTCCCCGCGACTTTGGCGCTCAACTTATCAGCCTTGCGCGCCCGCGATACCGACTGGCTGGCAATAACGTTTTTCATTGACGCGTTGAAGCCTTCCGCCGTGCCGCCCAAGAAATTACCGATACCAGCCATAACCTACCTCTTTCTAAGGTGCGGGGAAAAAACCTTCAGCAAGGTTTTCACCCGCCCGCGTCGCGAAGCCGCCACCGATTGTACCAAGCGCCGTGCCGAAGAACCTACCCGCGCCCGCCGCTTCAGCCGCCGCCGTTTCCTGCGCCGAAATCATGTTGTCACTGACAAGTTGCTGCAACTGCGACGCAAGCCCGGAACTGATTTTCAACTCTTCCATTTCCCGGTCAAGCTGCGCGCCGATTTGGGCAAATTCCGCCTGAATCAACTTCATGTTTCCTTCAAGTTCCTGAAGGAACGATTCGCCCTGTTCCTTGTTGACGGCTTCCTGAACCGCCAATTCGGCGCGGGTCACGGCGTTGTTGAAGAAGTCGGAACCAAGCACCCGGCGCTTGCGTGCGTCTTCCTTCAGCCGTCCAATGATTTGCCGCCCCTCGTTCCTTGTCCCTTCCACACGCGCCTTACGGAGTTGTGAAAAGCCCGGCGTCAGCGACTTGCGGAGAACGTCGAAGTCGGCCAAGGACCGCCCGAAGCGGGCGTCAAAAGCCTTCTGCGCGGGACTGCCAAGGCGCGTCAGGTCAACCGAAGAGTTGGTCCCAAGCCCGGCGTCAGACGTGGCTGAACCGGACAACTTGAACGCCGGTGTTGAAGTTGTGACGCCCGCCGACAACGGATCAGGGTCGGAACCGAAAAAATCAAAAAAGCCCATATTTCAACCCTACCGCTTTGAAACGAAAAGCATCATCGGTTCGTCCAGTGAATAATAATCAGGCACTTTGCCTACGCGGTGTAGGATACCATATTTCGCCAAGTGCGTATAGAACCGCCATTCCTCTTCAGGTGACGCTTGCATGATCAGGAACCCGCGCCGAAACTCATTGACGTAATTGACGATACTTTCAAGCTTGTTGCGCGCCGACGCCCACGGAAAGAAGATGAATTCGGGGTTCATGCGGTGGTCTGTTAATTCAGCCGCGACCATGCCGACGGGTATGGTCCCCCGGTAGGTCGGCGCGAACAGCAAATCACACGAATCAATATTGGCAATCAGGACCGCCATGGTTTCAAGAAACTCGCGTGCCGTCAGTCCTTCGGTGATTTTGGGGAATGCTCCCTTCTGATAAGCCGCCCAAAGCCAGCCGAAATCATTCTTTGAAGATACCGGGCGGAAAGCCGGGCGACGGCGCAATGTCCGGTAAAGCGCGGGCCTTCCCCTGAACCGCTCTTTTTCAGTCTGCTTCTTCGCTTCACGCTTAGTCCGTCGAACGGAATTCGGTTTCGACTGATTGGAGGATGAAATCTTCCGCGCCGTCCGCTTTGAGGCGGATGTTGTATTGGGGGGCGCTGCCGGGGGAATTGATTCGCTTTCGGGAATATCTTTGCTGGAAACTTGCTCCATAGTAAGAACCTCCACCCCAATATGCGCCGCCACCCCATACAGGCGCGTTAGCCGACGCCGGTAGGGAAATCTCAACGGAGTCGCTAATGAGGTTTTCCCCGCTCATTTCAAAGGTCACTTCAATATCTGTAACGAATAGCTTTTCGAAATACAAATAAGAATAAATATCAAACGCGCTCGTATCCTTGGGCGCTTTGAACGTTTTTGATACCCGGATGCACTCAATATCCGCCGTGCCGCCGTCCTGTGATCCTACACCCTCCAACTCATATATTTCACCGTTTCGCCACCCCATGTAGGACGTTTCCAATCCGTCTGTGGGACGGGTCATCGTCCAAGTGCAAGTCGGCTGGAAGGCAATATCAAGCTTGGTGTCCCACACTGACCACGGGCTGATTGTCAGAACTTCGCGGCGCTGGCGGACGGCGCGGGTCACTTCGTCAACAAAGCTTTTGTGTAGGACTAGGCAGACATTGTTATCCTTGGGGAAGAAATAAACATGCTGAAACCGCGCATTATATACCACTGTCCATTCAAGAACATCTTCGATAAGCGGGCGTATCAACCGGCTCAAATCGTCGGTGGCAACGTCGCCGGACGTTTCGGTGGCAAACAGGGTTTCTATTTTACCTTCCCGGCCATAGGCGACATCGTTGCCGATAAAGGCCATGGACTCTTCGCCCGCCGCCGCCGAATCCGGGTACAATTCATCAATGGCGTAGTCTTGCGCGTTGGTTCCCGTCAGCTTATACATTCGTCCTTTCTCGCTGGAAAAGACGATGATACCAAAGGCGGTCAGGACGCCGTTATCAGGTCGGAAATCCGGCGTCAGAAGATAGAAAGGATCATCAACGGCAAGCCCCGTGCTTGGCCTGTCCGTCACACTCATAACGGTGTTGTCGGATAGCTTCGACACGGCAATCATGTGAGGCGTCGCCGTCCCGGCCTTAACGTTGCCGAAGAAAGCCCGCTCGCGTTCGACAAGACAGTATTTGGCGAAGAAGTCGTTTGCCAGACCGGTGGTCATGGTGGCAAACGTGGTCCCGTCCCAAGTCGAAACGGGGTGTTGAAGGGCCAAGTCGGTGATTAAAACTTCATCGGTCAATACCCAGTTGGCTTGACGTGGACCGCGTATCCTAGCGCCGCTATTGACGCTACCAACTACCGTGAACCCCGTTGCGCTGCCGTCCCATTCGTAGACGGTATTTCCCGCCTGAATCAGTGTCGAATAGGTTCCGTCCGCCTTCGCCAGTTGAGCATAGCCATTGATTTGTTCGCCGTTGGTCGCCGTCGCTACCAAGTCAAAGGGCGCACGCCGTCGGAAAAGCTTACTGTCAATGGACAGGGCAAAATTCTTGGAGCCGCGCCCGCACTCTGAAATGTGAATATCAATGGGCGACGCCGCCACGTTGATTCCGGCTCCGAAGGTCAGCGTTTCGCGATTGCCCAGTAGCTCGTCAGGAAGGGGCATTAAATTTCACCGCGCGCGTTGAATGAGTTGGCCCGGCGCACCCCGTACCAATTGAAGGGTTCTGCTTGCCGCATCAACGTCGCCGCGTGCGCCTTGGAAGTATTGAAAGTCTTCTCGTCAAACTGACCCTTCAGCTTCCGTTCCCAGCGCTGAACGGCAACGTCCTGCAAGGCGTCAACGATTCTATCGTTCCACGGGAATGTATCGGTGATAAGAGACAGGAAGATATATTTCTCATAGGTGTACTTGTACACGCGCCCGTCTTCTTCGGTTTGCGGCGTCCGGTCCATTCTGAACTTGTTTGTCACCGGGTTGATGGCGTACCGGTACGGCAAACCGATAAATTTATCTGGTTGCCATTGGTCATTGCGCATTTGCTCGTAGCCGCCCGGATACGGTGTGATTCGCTGGCTGTTCGTTTCGTCAATGAATGTGCCGGTGATCTTTGAAAAATCGGTAGGCAGTGAATATTCGCGGGTATCGACTACAAGGGTCAGCGTCCCTTCAGCCTCTTCCCCCGAAAACGTCCCTAAGTCCTGAATTTGCGAAATGGCATCATTCCAAGCTTTCAGCATCACGTCAATTTCACGCTGACGCCCGGCGTCGGTAAAGCTTGCTAACTCTCCGTCGGAGCCTTGGATTTCTCCAACCTCTTTCAGCGAATCGTTGATCTTATCAAGAAAGGAATATGCCATTTCGCCAGATCACCTTTCCTATTTCTTCGCGCGGCCTTTCGGCTTTGGAGGATCAAATTCAGCGGTTTCAATGCCGGACGCTTCGATGTCTTCCGGCGTCCATTCTGCGTCGTCGCTGCCATCATCTTCAGGAGGCGACTCAACTTCGCCGGGTTGCTTGTCCGCGCCCAACATTTCTTCAATGTGGGCAAGACGCCCAGCCATTTCCTCGTTGGAGCGGGTCAACGCTTCATTCGCCCCGGTCAGCGCAGCGACAATGCGCTGGTGTTCCGTCGCCATGGGAACCATGATGTCATCAAAAAGACCGTCCATCATCGCCCCTTCGACAATGCGGACAAGATCGTCTTTCTTCATGTTGCCACTGACCTTCAGACCAACTTTTTCGCCCAAGGCAACAAGCTGAATACGCCGCAGGGATGTCACCCCAAGAACAAACTCCGGCTGCTGACCGGTTGTCCCCGCAACGTCTTCAAAGAACTGAGAAAGGAAGTGTTTGCAAACGTCGCCACTTGTCGGAATCGGCATGGTATACCCCTCTATTTCACCGTGGGAAGTCCTTTGACTTTCTTTCCCGCCGCCTGAAGTTCTTCGATCAGGGCGACAAGAACATTCTTGCCCTCTGACCCGTCAATATTGATCTTGTTCTTTTTGCACAAGTCCTGCAACGCAGGACGGCGAAGACCACGCACCGGACCGTCTGGCGCGTGATAATGAATATCAGTCACAATAGCCTCCGTTGACATAACGCCGGTAGGGGGGGACTCTTCCCCCCCTACCATTTTGGCGTCATCTACCATTAAAGCTTGCTGGCCCCGGTACGCAGACCAATCGCCCAAGTATCATTGAGGATCGTTCCGGCGTGCCAAGACTTCCAGCCCAGCGAAGCCATTTCGTTCAGGGCGTCCGCCGAACCGGCAGAACCCTTGGGGTGGCTGATCGCGATAATGCCCGGAACCTTGTCGCCCGCTTTGTAGGTCGTGCGAATCAGGTCACGGTCAAGGCTCAACGCCCCATGGGCGTCCATACCCATGATGACGGACGTATACAGGTCCGCCTTGTTGGAGCCGGACGTATTCAACGTCTGGCCGGGATCGCCGCCCAAGCTGGCATCTTTCGAAGCCTCTTCGGTGGACACCCAGCGAACGCCGCCGACTGCGCCGAATTCATTCTGGAACAGCGCCGTCTGGCTGGCGTAGCGTTCCGCTGCAATGAACCCGCTCAACTCGCGAACGTCTTCTTCAACGTCCACATGGCAGATACCAAGATAGCCCGAACGAATCGGCGTCGTACCAATTGACGTTGAACCGGTGGTCTGGTTCGTGAACGTCATGCCGGACGCGTTGTTCAGGACGTTGGTTCCCTTCTTGATCAACCCACGGCTGATTGCGTCGGTCACGTCACCGTCCGCCGTGCCGTTCGACGCGTAGTAGAGCGTCACGTTGTCTTCAAGGATATTGCGCTGCAACCGGTTAAGGCTGCGCCCGGCCTGAATGGCGAGAATTTCAATCAACTTGGCCGTTTGGCCGTTGTAGTTGATCAGGTCCGCTTCTTCAGTCGGGTAAATCACGTCACCGTACTTGGCGACGGTCGCCGTCGGCTGGGTGATCGTCGGAACCGAACCCGTGCGAAGCGGGAAGCTGCGCGAACCGGTTTCTTCCGACAAGGCCGACGTGGTGGGCGTCAGGTTTTCGATACGCCGCCAACGGACGGAAAACGTACCTTCGTGGGAAGGCAGAATGTCGCCGGGCGTCGAACCTTCGAAATACGGGCAGCGGGCCTTGGCGTTTTTCAGCAAGCGGCGCTGAAAGACGTAGTTGACCGGCGCTGTTAGTGTTGATGTCGTTGTAACGGTCATGACGGGTTACCTTTTCAAGCTGCGCCCTGCAACTTGTCGTTACGCGCCAATTGGGCTTCGTAAACGTCGAACTCCGCGTCGGACATATTGGCAATATCAGCGTCAGCCATATGTCCATCCGGCAGAGTGTTGCGGGCAGGGGTTCCTCTTGCCAATGCCCTTGCAGCTTCGCGGCCCGCCGTTGCTTCGGTATCGACCGTGCCGGAAATCTCACCGGCAAACTTCTTCCCGATACTTGTGCAAACGGATTGCCACTTCTTGGGATTCTGGTGGCGATTGATCCACGCCCGCGCAATCCTTGGGTCTTCACGCGCTTCCGACTCAATCACAGCCCGAAGCCTTCCGGGCTTGAAAACCTCCAACGAATCGTCGGCGGCTTTCATGATGTCGATAGAAGCATCAAGGTCTTTTTGCGCTAACGCACCTTCAATCGTTTCCAGCCGCCCGGCCAAACCGGAGTCTTCGTCGCCAGCCGGATCGCCTGTCCCAGCATCCACAAGCGGTGCTGTCTCTTCGTCAAATTCCTTCAACAAAGAATCAAGGTCATCATCACCCTGCGCGCCGTCGCCACCATCCGTCTGATCGTTGACAGAATCGTCGCCGTCCGCAGCTTGCTTACCGTCGATCTCAAACATGGATCAAAACCCTTTCAAACCATGATTAGTTATAGATTAACCCAAATACAGGGCTACCGCAATTGATTAACCTAACGGCGGAACCCCCTCTTCTTCAAGCAGAAACTTAATCACCATTTCCGCCCCTTCAATACGCCCACTTTCATGAGCGTATTGTTCCAGTGTTTTACCTTTAACCCAAGCCTTCAATACCGGCATCCGGTGGGAGTCCTTCAACCAATCCAGAACCACCTTCAGGTCCGGCTGCGTTCGCAAGTTCATCAAGGCCGACTTGACCGCCACTGGCTTCTCTAAAGATTGAGTCAATTTCGTGCCACCCCCCATCTTCCAGAATGATACGCTGCAATTCCGCGATATCCAGCGGAGTGCCGTCCCGTTGCATCTTGGACTTGGGCTCTTCAAGCGCCAAAGCGGCGGACAGGGCTTGTTGCTTCTTGGCTTCCCTCTCGCGCTCTTCCAACGGACCCGCCGCACCGTGAACCTCGAAATAGCACTCATCCGGCAACGCGTCGGCGTCAAGGTGTAGGAACTGGTTATATTTCGGCACGAATACGTCAGCGGGCTTCTTCAGCGCCTTCCGCATCATGCTATATTCCATCTGAAGGAAATTCGGGAAGAAGCCGAACATCATGGAACGGGCAAAATCCACCGTCCTGATTTCGCTACGCCCGATTTCAACGTCCTTGGCAAATGCCGTAGTGTGCGATTTGGTCTGCGCCCCCATACGCGGTGCGTTGACGCCAACAATCTGTTCATACAGCTTCAACAGCAAGCCAAGAACCGCCGCCAGCTTTTCGGGTGATACCACATTGATTGGTTTAACATCACCCTGAGTCGGGAACTGCGCGCCGGGAGCCATGCGCGGACCGCCCTGCGCCGCCAGCCATGGATCATCCGGGTTCCAAGATATGGGCGGTTCAGCCGCCAGAATACTTGACTGCATGAGTCGGTTAAGCGCTTCGGTGACGGCAATCTGCAACGGCGACGCCATGATCAGCGGGCTTTGCGCATACAGCTTGTTGGCCCCGGTGAAATGATACCCGCCCGTCAGGTAGGAATTCCACGGGAATTCGCGTTCACGGTAGCGGACAACCTTCGGGCCACCGCTTTGAACCACAACCGTCCATAATGTATTGGGTAGATAAATCGGCGGACCTTGATCTTGCTGAACGACAATATCGCCCTCGTAGTCCAAAACCTGAACCGTCTTTTGCTTCTTGTCCATGGGCGTAATGCTATCAAGGGCATTCTTGCGCCAGCCGCCGTTTTCCTTCGTCGGGTCCGCGCTTCCTGCCTTCGCCGCCATTTTGATGTCGTCAATATTCTGCCACCATGACTCAATGGTTGAAGGCCCGATTTTATAGCCTTCGCCCAACATCATATAAGGCGCATCATCAAGGTAGGTGTTGCGAATGCTTCGCGGAAGCAAAACCGGGAAATGCCGCTTTTGAACAACAACGCCCCGGAACTCATTCTGATACTTGCTCGTTTCAACCATGCGGGTGCGGCCAACATACGTGCCGTACTTGTAGGCTTCAGCAAGAATAACGTCAACGTGAAGGCGGAAGTCATACATGGAATGAGCATAGGCCAGCGAGCCGTCAATAATGGCGTCAACGTCTTCTTGCACCAACTCCGACGGTACTTGCTCTTCAAGGCGCAGCCCCGCTATATAGCTGCGCTCGTTGGCCCGGTCATAGTATTCATCCGTCGCGTTGCCATGCGGCGTAAACCAGTTGCGGCTATCTGGAAACAGCAACCGGCGCGTATCCGCGCAAAGCACTTCCAAAGACTGCGTCTGACCCGGCGCTTCCAGCGACGGCATCCATTCAACACCCGTGGTGACGAATTGTCCTGTGTTGTCCTGCCTCCCCTGAACCTCCAACTCAACCTGACGATCCACTTGCCGCCACTTCTTTTCATCGTCCTTGCGCTTCCCGGCCCGGCGCGCGACTTCGTCACGAATGAACACCGCAACCCGGTCAAAATCACCGTCTGAAAGGGTCACGCCGCCGATTGTGTTTTCTTTGGGAGCCTTGGTCTGATCTGCCATTAGTTATATCTCCCAACTTCCACCGCGTCGTCCATGTAGAACTTTGCCGCCTCTTTCGCCGCATTTATGCGCGCCGCACGCGGCACACCCAACGGAGTCGAATGCCCGTCTTCCTTGCCGGTGATATGGAGCCGTTGAGCAACGTCGATTTCGCCGCGCGCAATAACCCAAAGCATCTGCCAATGGGGTTCAGGAAAATCAGGAAACCAGTTGACATACTTTTCCCCGATAAGCACTTCGCCATGACGCATTTGGAACTTGCCAAGAGGCTGGAAGCCCGATTTTTCACAAGTATTTGTGAATTCCTGCAAGTCCATGCTATCCCCACATTTTGAGAGGCGGACGGCTCATGACTACGCGCTGAACGGGGACTTCGCCGGGGCGCGCGTAGCGCCGCATCATGTAAGCGTAGAACGTCGCCTTCAAAATATCGTCCATGACGGCAACAATCTTGCCGTCCTTCCGGTGGTAGCGCCGGTACTCTTCAAACCACTTGTCCAAGTGGGAGAATACCTTAAACGTTCCGTTTTGCATACGGTCATCAATATCGACAATAACCGGTTCCTGTGCCTGTCGCCCGCCCGTATCGTTATCATAGCGGGCCGAAATACCCAGCATCTTGACGCCTTCCTTGCGGTAGCTTTTCTGAAGCTTCACACCGCTGTCCTTATCGCGGTTCTCGCCGTCGTGCGGCCATGCCACCGGAATCCACTTGCCGCGCTTGTTGATTTTGACGGCATGGTGAGAAGGTGTTTCCTCTGCCTTGCGCCACGCGTCGTAAACATAGAAAACGTCTTGGTCAGCGTCGTAGGCGCAGCAAACGTGAGCGAACGGGTGGCCCATTCCGAAGTCAATTCCCGCAATATGCCGGAAGTGGCGCGGAATGGGAAACGGCGTAATCATGATGTCTTCTTCCGGCGTCAGAAATACGCGCCCCTCACCGGCAATGGGGATACCCTTGGCCCGCGCGTCGCGCTCATACGGCTTCCACGCCGCCACGATGTCCTTGGTTTGGCTTTCCGTATAATGACCCGTCCATGGTTGACCGGCCCATGGCGTGTCTTCGGGCCAAGTGCCGCCCGTGCATTCGTAAATCGTCATATTGGTGGTATGCCGCAAATGTTCTTCACCGGGTTGCGGCTCCAAGAAATCCTTGACGATACTGGTATACCCGCGCAGCGGCGTAAACGTCAGCATGGTCATGCCGCCGTCGGCGGCTTGCGTGCGCGTCAGCCCTTCGGAGTAAATGCCGGGATCGTCCGGTTCCTCGTCCGGCCAGAAAATGTCCACCTTCTTGCCTTGGAACTTGGGGCGCTTCTGTTCATAGGCTTTGAGAACGATTCGCGACGTGCCGCCACCTTTATGACGAACCATTATTTGATCAACAACATCGGTAACGCCGGCCTGTCGGCGCGTGATCCTGATAATGCTGTCGCCCGGAATGGTCCCCGTACCAAAATCCGGGTGGTTCATGTCGCACTCTTCAGTACCCAGCAACATGGACTGAATGATTTCGCGGGAAGACTCATTTGACTCACTGGCGGTCCACACCAGAACCGCACGGGTAAACTTCTTTCCGGGCCACCAGTCAGGATACAGCCCGGTCACGTGCATGGCGACTTCATGGGCAGCGGAGTAGGTTTTACCTTCCTGATTGCCCGCCATTAAACAGCGCTGACGGAAGGAAGCCCCGGCTGCATGAAATTCGTACTGCCGTGGGTAGGGCTGATAAGCAAAAAGTCGGCGGCGGCGACGCCGCCGCACTAACTCCGTGAGTGCCGCCCCTGTCGAAATAGGGCGGGCTGCAAGCATTGCAACCCCTTACCAAGCCCAAATATCAACCGTCGCGATACCCGACGCAATATGGCTGACAATACCCTTGGTCTGCCAAGGTTCCGTAACACAGAACTGGTCAAGTGCGTCATCAGCCCCCAACGCTGGAATCCGCATTGGAATGGCACGCCCGAAAGCGTATGTGCCGGTCTGACCGGCAATAAACACCGTCGAACTCGACGCCGGAGCCGTCATGCGATCCGTCGCGTAGTCGGACGCAATGTAGTAGTTGGTTCCGGTGTTGGTGTAGGACGTTTCAGTGGATACGGAAACGTCAGCCGTCGCCGTGGCGAACCGGAAATACATGGGAACCGACGTGGTGGCCGGCTTAACGCAAAGCCTGACCATTTGCGATTCGAAGCCGAAGGCGAAGGCATCCAGCGTCGCCGTTGACACGCCAGCCGGTGACGAGAAATCAACAACCTTGCCGGTGATTCGCTTGATCGGGTCCGCCGCCATGGCAACGCCCAAAAGCATGAAAGCAAAAAGAACGGTAAAGATGGAAAGCAATTTCTTCATGGGGAAGCACCTTTCTATTGAGCAGCGCCCATAAGGGTGAATGTGCAAGTGTTGGCGTTTGCCGTGTCGGGACTCGCTGTGACGCTATACACCCGCATTGAGGCTTCGAATGTTTCCGACGGCGACAAGCGGAGCGGATAGCGCCGTGCCGCCGCGTCCCGAACATCCCGAAGATCAAAATACAAAGCGCCCGCCGGACAGTCGTTTTTCAGGTAAATCCAATCAACGTAGCCACGGGAGCCGGTAAACACAACTTCGGTTGTTGCCGTCGTGCTTACCGAAATGTCCGGCGTGGACGGGACAGGGAACAGAGTGTCCGCCCGCACGGGCAAAGCAAAGAGCAAGACGGCAAAGAGGACTACTGCCCACTTCATAACTCTAATCCCTCTTCTACTTCAAACACCATACAATCCCCGGTAAAATATCATGACTCCACAGGTGATTGCTACCCATTATTGATTAGGTGAATCCAACGTCCGAAGCGTCGGGACCGCCCGGATCACCAAATCCGCCACCTTCAAACCCACCACCGAAGTCTCCACCACTATCAAATGACGTTACGGCAGTTCCCCGTTTACCGCGTGCGGCAGCGGCTAAACTACTGGCTGACGGACGCGGCGGCGCGACGGCAACCGGCTTCGGCGCAGGTGCGATTTTCGGCTTGGTGGTCTTCGGTTTACGCCCAATAGTAATGCCGCTACCTGTAAACTGCGACGCCGGACCAAGCAAGCCGTGCGGTATTTGCCCATCAAAGATGTCCGTTCCCCCACCGTCGCCGCCAAACACTGTTGGGAACTTGGGCGCTTTGCGCAGAAAATTAAATGGTGGCGGGAAGCTTGCAATAAAGTTTTCACCAAGTGTCCGAAGTGGACTTTCAGTGTAACGATAATTTAGCCCCATTGCTGCCATACGATCATTGAAGGCGTTAATTTGTTGCCGTTCAGCCAGCGCACCCGTCACCGTTCCGCTGAACGGCAACACCACATTGCTGGCTCCCCGGATAACGTCGTTGCCGAATTTCCGACTCCCCAAATAATCACCTACCTGCTTTACCCCTGTCTGGATATTCCTGTTAATGACTTCACCGAATCGGGGATCATTGGGGAAAGTCGCGCCATCTTGAAACAGGCTTTTAATGCCGCCTGACACGGTGTCAAAAATCGTACCGTCGCCCGATACAGAGCGCCCGCCAGACGTACCTGTCGGGATGGAGCCAGCGGGCCGACTAGACGCAGTTGGGCTTTGACCAACGGATTCGTCGCCAAAACCAAAATTTATATCCCCCGGCTCACGCGGACCGCCGCCATCCCCCGAATTGTCTTGAACATCGGGAAATAAAATGCGACGCATCAAGTTATAACCATTGGGGTTGGTGGCCTTGTCAAATCCGAAGCCACCAAGGATTTGGTCAACTTGGGCGGCGCTACCTTGGATTTCAGGGTTGTCAAACGTGCCGGGCGTCAGTGTTAGATTGCGCCCGCGCGGTCCGGTGGCGAGTGCTGGCGACGAGTCAATGGTTGACACACGCCCCGCGTCGCCACCTTCCGATACCGTGCCGCCTTCGGCAGCGATAATATCAGCCAGAAGCTTTTGAAGTTCTTCGTCGGACAGGCCGTCAATCACCGCCATGGGCTAAACCTTCGCCGCCGCGTCCAGTGCCGCCTTCTGTTCCTTGATCATCTTACGGGCGCGGGCCATGCGCGGCTTGTCCTTGGTAATCTCCGCAACACGCTGAAGCGCACGGATATCCTCTTCGGACTGCCAGCGTTGTTCGTCAGATTTGGGGGATGAAGCAACAGCCATGGGAAACCCTCAAACAATGAATCATTATTCGAAGGCGCAAGCATACGCTTAATTTGCGAAAGAATCCAGAACTTGGGGAATGACCCAATTGGTCGGGCGACAGCCACAATTGCCCGCTGAGTTGTGAACCTGTCCGCATATTCCACATCTTCCATCGCCCATCGCCATCTCTAAATTCCCTCCTCTAGTTTTCCATCCGTTCAATCGCCCACATCGTCGCTTGGCGGATCAAATGAGCCATCGTCACGTTGTTCTTTTTTGCCGCCGCCTCGATGACTTCGCGCTCGGCTTCGGTGAAACGGACACCCGTCTGTTTGAGTTCGTCCCGCGTATCGTATGGTTTGAACGTGTCACTCATGACTGGGTAATCCTCCTAATCGGTCGCGCTCATTTCTTGCCGCATCTTGTGGGCAATCTTTTTGACACGCTCCAAGCCAGACCGTGACCACCGATCAATGATGGCGCGGTTGACTATCTGGCAGCGGCTACCATCACCCCCACCAAGACCCTCCATGCAAACGCCGTAAAGGACGCCAGCGGAACGTTGGGTTCCGTTTTCAATCTCGTAATCCAGCAAATCCATCAATGTTTTCGGCATCGTTTCGGCCTCCTCTATCAGTCGGATTTACGATTTTAACCAACAGCGCGGGCATCGCCTCACCAGAACAATGACCGCTCCGTAGATTGTTTCGCGGTATCCACAGCGGGGACATTTTAATATTTGCCACATGACCTCTATTTCCTCCTCAACTCCTTGAACCGGCTCAAAATCGTATTGAGCGTTTCCAGATCAAGGCCAGATGACATAAGTGCCTGACACCAAAGCGCATCGCGCTCTTGATCCGGGGTGAGCGGTTTGGACGCACAGACCTTGCAAGTAACCCGACGCTTATATCCAGTGAAGTTCTCGCCGCAATCGTGACACCGGCAAAGGTATTGGCCGTTTTCGTGAGCGAAATCCTCCGGCCAATTTCCGGGGTTTTCCACTGTTAAAATTGGTTTAGTCTTGAAAGTGGAAGTGTTGCTCATGTCGTGTTACTCGCTCCTCAAACGAGCGCCGCAGCGTCGGCGGGAACTTGTCGGCGTTCTTATCCCACTTTGAACTACGTCCGCGCCCTCTCGCTGGCAGTCCCTTAACCATCATCGTTCTCCTGTGGACTCTTGGGGGACCAGTCTCGGTGCTTCACGCGAACAGCTTCGGCCAACACGAAGCCGGTCACCCTAAAAACATAGCGTTCCATACAAGTATAACAATAAGCCAAACTTATTCAAGCCGCCCCGTGAGCCAAAACATAACCCGTCATGACAAAAGCGCCGAAAAATGGTATTAAATAATTCCAAACCGCACCGGAGATACCATCATGCCTTGGCGCGCTTACCCCGACCCAATCCAAAACCCCATGATAGCCATACCCATGGGACTCATCCCCGGCGTCACAGGCGTCAACAAGTTTGGCCGCAACTCAGACGTGGCGCAAAACGGAACCGAAGAAATTTGGGACGGGTCCGCCGCCTACACCTTCCCAGCAACCGCGCTCATGGTCAAAATCAGCCAGACCGCTGACCAAGAAGCCATGCGCGGAAAAACAATCAAAATTCAGGGGCTTGACGAAGACTGGAACTTGGTCGTCCAGAATGCCGTCCTCGACGCCACACTGACCACCACCCCCGTCGTTCTCACCACACCCCTGATACGTTGCTTCAGAATGAAGGTACTGGCAAACGTGGTCAGCGCGTCGCCCATCCGAATTCACAACGCCGCCGAATCCACAGACTACGCCATTATCTCAACCGGAAACAACCAAACCCTAATGGCAATCTATACCGTCCCGGCCAACAAGTCCGCCTACATGGTCAACTATTACGCCAACCTCAACCCCGCCGCCGCCGTCGGCCCAACGTCCCTGATCATCAACCTGTGGGCGCGTGACAACGCGTCAGGATACGAGAAGCAAATCAAATCCTCGCTGGGACTGGATAGTGACGCGTCAAGCCACATCCTTCACGAATTCCAACCCCACCAACTCTTTACCGAAAAAACCGACATCTTCATTACCGCCTCACCAACCGGAAAGGCGGCGGACGTGTCGGCGGGCTTCGACCTGATCTTGGTGGACGTACCGTAAGTACGCAACCGTGTGGACGTACCGTGATTATTTAATGCGGCTTATGAGCGCTGACCACATGGCGGCTACACCATCCGAAAGACCATGCAGGACCGGGGCCAGTACCCCCGCCAGCGCCAAGGCTTCCGGCGTGGTCAACGTCAGCCCGTAATAGGCAAACAACTTGATCAACAGAATGCTGCCCGTCGCACCCCCACCCGCCGCCGCCGCCGTCTTGCCCGAACCGTTCATGATAACCCCCTAAATTGGCCCGTGAAGTTCTTCGTGATTCACCAAATGCTGACGCAACGATGAAATATAACCCGTGATACCGTGATCCTGAACGGCGAAGATTTTATCATCAACGGGCGGGAGAGAATACTCAACCGAAACCTTCGGATGGCTGATCCACGGCGGCATGTAAGGAACAGGGTCGCGACCATGAATAAACCTGTCGAACGGCAACCCCTCCAAAGCGGCTAGTCGGCCCGGTCTGGAAGCCCCGAAAGTCACGACAAAAGCGGGCTTGAAGTACCTATAGAACATAGCCGCCAGATCAGACGCCTCCGCGCCACCCTTGGAATGACCAGCAAAACCAACCGGCATTTCATGGCGGACCGCCAGAATGTCATTATAACAAACCTTGAACAGTCCCCGTGCGCCCTTCAGATACCCCGAATGTGCCCAACCCAAATACTGGTCATACCACGGCACAGCCCGTAAATTGCGTACCCAGTCCGCCCCAACGTGCCAACCCGTCTTCGGGCCTTCAGTCCCGCGAACAATAACAACAGCCAAGCCGGAATGGGGAACGTGCAAGGACGCCTGAACGCTTTTGTAATGCCAAGTGCTGTCCTTGCCGGTGGATAATGATCGCTCATAGTCAGATTGTATGAGTTCCGCAATTTCCAAGGCGCGGTGGGTTTTGTCGGGCGAAAGATAAGGGGTCATTGTTTGGTGCGCCGATTGATTTGAATCGGGCTGGATTTTGGGGGGTCTTCAGGTGGGCGACTGGACCCGCGCCCGAAGGCGCAGGGGGGTGCTAGGGGGTCGAAAAACCGCAGTTTTTGGCGAATGCGAATGATTTGCACTCCCAGTATTCGTTAACAAAGGTTAACGCGCATATTATACATTATGAAAAATAGGAATTACCCTTATTTATCAATGCCCTACGCCGCCTCACCCCTTGTGATGTTGCGCAGAAATACCAACATACGGTTGTATTTGACATCGTCACTACCAGCGATACTGCGCGCCAAATCCTCATCCGTCATGGTTTGTTCCGCTGGCGTTTGAATTACGTCCACAAACAGACGATTCACCTTGCCAAGTAGTTCA